TGGACCAGGAAGATGACTGGGAACGTTGGCATCTAAGACGCCGTATCCCACGGATTTGGGTGCGTGTCTCCGGCGAGACGTGCGCTGCGCTTGCGGTCGAGCACGAGCTGGGGCCTGGGCCTGTCGGGCGGCCCTAGCTTTTGCTCGTGCTGTTTGCCGTCCTGGCATTGCAGATGGCGGTTGTCACCTTGTGACTGGCACTGGGATGTTTTATTACCGCTCAAGCGAGGTCGCTTTTGCCCAGTGGTTTTTCTAATGCAGTACGGTCAACCTGAATCAAGGTTCTGAATTCTAACACTACAGTCGAAGTGAAGTCTAGTGCAGTGCAAAAACTGAGACACTTGTAGCATGGAACCAGCCGGAGCTGGTCTGGCAATGCTTGTGTTGTGTGGATCTTCGGCGCTGGCAATGCACTGGCCGGTCAGAGCACCTTAGGACCGTGAAACCCTGGCTCGTGGGCGTTAACGGTTGCCCGTCCGGGAACTCCTACCCTCACACACGCTGCATTACAGGGATACGCCCTGCCTCGGGAATGTAGCCATTCACGCCTCCCACCAGCCAACTCCCTCACAAACAGTGATTGGACGCCCTTGCGAGCGGGGAACCAGCTTGGAACGCCTTTGGCGTCCCCCGCACTATGGGATTGACGATCGGTGATTACGGGGCGGCAAACCCCAACCCGGGCCCTCCTCGGGGACACCTTATGCCTTCACCTCAGTGGCCTGCTAACCACACCAGGCTTCCACCACCCCCCATGCGTTGCCATTTAGACAAGGGTGGCAAAAGAATAAGGCCATGCTCTCCGGTGCGTCGGATTTCGGACCAATAAGCAGCGCCGAACGGTAAAGCTTTAATGTTGGTCCATCGCATGTCTCAGAGTGCGGGTATTAACCGCACCCCCCCCTTCATGCAAAGGCTGGCAGCACTTGTGGCTGCCTAATTGTCGGCCAAAATGGCCTGGCATGCACCCTTGGTAAGAATTATTTCCAGCTCTGCGGCACGGATGCCGCGAAACCCTCGTAGTCATTGAGGGCGTCCCAGTCCCATTGGAACGTCTGGAACCTCAACAGTTCATCATCATCCGCGTCGAGCCCCAATGCCGATAGGAGCTCCTTTTCGACGGCAGGATCTGTTCCAAGATTCCTGGTGTCGACCAAATCATGGACTGAGCGGTATGTGACGTCAGCATCGTCGGAGTTGGAGACGCGCATGGTCAATTCCCTGTCGGAAATGTCTGCATCGCGATCCGCCAACGTGGATGCATACTGTTGGTACTTCCTGGATACGGTGGGCAAGAGCCCGGCAAAATCTGCGGCTCGCGCCAGCATCGCTGCTGCAGCTATCTGGCGTGCGACCTTGTGGTCCCCGCTTTTGGCTGCTTCCTTCATCCCAGCAGAGCAAGACACGTTGCTTTTCAACGCGCGCGGCAGCTCTGGGGCCATCTTGCCCTTGCTGAGTACTCCATTGATCGCGGCTACGTGCCAACCAACGAAGGTCGCACGTTTCGAGACAAAAACGAACTTCATGTTGAAGCCCGCCCGATCCCAATAGCCGAGAACTGCGTCAGTGATGCTGGTGCCTTGTTCGAGCTTAGGACTCGTCATGATGAGGGAATCATCCCCCTCGAAGCAACCATTGAACCACCTTTTGTGTCCCAACACGTCATCTCCCCTCCTCACCGCTGGGTCGAGGAAAAGGTGGGGCTGCTGGAACACTGAACAATACCACATCGCATAGTTGGTCCACCAATTCAAGCATGATGTGCCCCTGTCACCACTGCGACGTATGGCACCAATGCTAAAGAATATTGGCTTATTCATGGCTGAGCACTCGAGCTCTTCCTGAGTGACATCTGGTTCTGGATCAGTGTACCTGACTTTGGGCTGGAAACGAAGTCTCAAAGTCGTCAGCTTGTCTGCGCGAAC